GCTCTGTAATAGAGCTCATTGCTTCTTTTGTTCCGCCAGACTTTACGGCCTTTGAAACGCTATCAAGCATTGCCTTTCCAGCATCCATTTCCATGAATGACTCTCCGAAGGTTTTCTTGCCAGTCTGTATTGGGAGAACCTTAAATGCTGCAGCACGGCGGCGATCCATGATTTCTCCAGCAGAAACCTTTCCAGCTGCCTTGGACAGAGTCTCCATAGACTTCTTTCCAGACCCAAGCTCTTCTCCCTTTGCCAGAGCTTCGTCCATTGCCTTGTTAAACTTTGTCACTGCGTAAACCACTGCACCAGCAAGGGCCAAAACTGCAACAGTTATCATTGCTAGCTTAGCTGGCATCATCTCTAAGACCATAGTCATCGCAGACAAGCCCATTGTAACTGGCATAAGGCTTTGAGCCATCTCTCCTGCCTTGCCTGGAAGCATATAGCCCATCATGGATACGGAGCTTAGTGCCATGGATGCCTTGCTTAGACCAGACATCTTGCCCATAGCACGACGACTTTCAGCCGCTTCTCTTCTTCTCTGCATAGCCTCGGCACCGATTAGCTTTTCTTTGGCTGCTAGTGCTGCCTGGTGAAGCCTATTTAGGATGCCTTGCTTTTTTACTACTGTCTGCTCTTGAGCAATTACAGCGTTTTCTTTAATAGCCTGGGCCTGCTGCTGAGCAAGAAGCTTTTCCTTAGCCTGACGAGCCTTACGCTCCCATCGCATTTGCTGAGTAACAACTCCCTCAGTCTGATATAGATGCATCTTGCTTTCACGAATAAGCCTTTGCTTTTGCTTAAGAAGTCTCTGCTCCTCTTTAATAAGCTTTTCTGTTTGTCTTCTTAGAGACTTTTGCTGAGAGTCAATTGGACCTGAGCCGTACAGCCTTGTTCTGCTTTCTGCTGCCATCTGATTTGGAGTAGCTCCAGTCTGGGTTGCACCAGCCATTGCAGCATTACGAGAATTTACATAATACCTTCCGTCATCGGCACCGTCTATACCTGCTTGTGGGTGTGGAGAATTCCTGGCCTTTGATCTTGTCTGAAGATATGGGTCGTTTGCAGGATTCTGGTAGAAGCTGTTAGCACCCCTTGTTCTGGCTTCAGCAAGCCTCTTTCCAAGCATCTCCTCAGCTTTGATGTCTTCTAGGTTTACCCCGTAGGTGCTTGTGCTTCTAGGAGCAAATCTTGTATTTCCAGATGTCTGGAATTTTGCACCATTTGGTGCAATAGCATACTTCTTGTCTGGAGTTAATGTAAACCCATAGGCCTGGGCCTCTGCCTGGCTCAGAACAATTCTAAACTCTCCAGCTTGCCTTTCTAGCATGTCAATTGCTGGGCCTAGCTGCTTTAGTTCTGGAGCTAGTTTTGCACGAACTTCTTTCTCAATTTTTGCAAACTCTTGAGAAGTAATTAATGCTCCATTGGAAAGCTTCTGGTGTTTCTTGACTCCGTCTGAGAGGGCGGTGTCGTATAGCTTAAGCTCGGCGGCCACATCGTCAGTTGTGAGGCCTGCCATCTTGAGGCTCTTTTCCCACTTCTTAAGTCCACGCTTATCAAAATCGTCTAGGAACTCCTGTGTTGACACTGGGCCAGTGTGCATATCTTTATTCAGCTTCTGACTTTGCTGGAATCCGAATGCAGAGTACCCAGTAACCCTGTGGCCAGCAGGAAGTGCCTCTAGCTGCTTTCTTTGCCTATCGGTAAGTGTTGCCCCCGAAGAAAGAACTGAACCTGCGTTAGTAGGTGTTGAAGATGTAATATGTGCCCAGTCCACCTCGCCCTGTCGCATAGATCCTGGGTGATACTGTCTGCGAATGTCTCCAGCTAAGAACTTTTTCATTCCAGACATTGAGACTTTTTCGGTGTTCTCAATGAACTGCATCATTCGCTTTTTAATGTCAGCTTGGATCTGTACGCCCTGCTTACTTAGATAAGCTAGCTCTTTCTTTAGGAATGCCTCAAGAAGTTGTGGGTTGCCCTGTGTGCTTGCCTTGGCCATTGCAGACGAAATGATAACATTATCCCCCACTGGCCCTCTTGCCTGCTTACCAATCTCATACCCTGGAATATTTCCAGCAATCATTGAGTTAATAAGTGGTGCATACTTGTCTGCCATTGCTGCAGGAATAACAGCCTCTCCTGGGGAAAGCATGGCTGGAACAATGTCTCCAGCCCCCTTTGGTCCTGGGACAGAAACTACACCTTTGTTCCAGTGAGCAATACCGTTAAAGATGAATGGGTCATTACGGTATGTTCCAGCATATTTTCCAGCAGACTCTGGCTGAATTCTTGGAAGCTTTGAGTCAGTTGCTCTTTCTCCATAAAGAATCTTCTTAAGCTTCTGCATCATTGTGAATCTTGGCATTCCAACTGGAATGTCAAAGCCTGCGGCACGAAGTGCTGCTTGAAGCTGTGGAATCTTTTCTGGCTCAGAAACAATGATTCTCTTTACGTCTTTGAGAGTAAACCCTCCGAGAATCTGTGCCTCAAAGAAGTTCTTATCTTTTGATGTGAATGCACCCTTGAACTTCTTGCGACTCTTAGAGCCTAGAGGTGCAGGAGTTGCAAAGCGACCACCAAACTGATTATAGCTATCTCCATAGGTATATGTTGTTCTACCCTTTAGAGCTCTCTTCTTAAGTTCCATGGCAACGTCGCCATACATAAAGGTCTTTGGATTTTGGAGAGAACCTACAGTTTCCTGAATGTGTCTTCTAGCACTATCCTGCCCTTGAGCAAGCTGAACCTTTTGTCCAGTTAATTTTTCAAACAGTCTAGTTCTAAGTGAGTTAGGAAGCCACTTGCCATCCTTACCCTTCTTTGAGGTAATGCCTAGACCTCTCTCCTGGTTGAACAAGTATCCATATACTGGTCTTAACTTTGGATCTACATTTTCTTTTAGTCCAAACAGTGCCTTCTCAGCTACAGCTCTTTTATCTGGAGTATCTCCTGCGTAGCTGCTACCAGTCTCAAATACGCTCTTGTATCTCCTGTCCTTGCTGTTGACCAAAGACATGAAATCTTCGCTCTTCATTCTTACAGCAACTCTTGGGTTTGAGCGAATGAACTTTAGAGCCTCTTTGTCGTCATACAGTCCCTGTCCGCTAGATCCAAATACACCAGTTCTGTGTCCAGTCAGATAACGTAGAAGCCCTTCCATGACTCCGTACTTGGTTCCCTCTGGCTTAATGGCATTAGCCATTCTCTTAAATGGGTTACGTCCAATTGAGAAACCTGGGACGGAGTCATCCATCATTGCTTGAATTAGACCTGCATACTTTTCAGACTGCCTTGCAGGTATAACTGCTTCTCCAGGAGAAAGCATTGCAGGCACAATATCTCCTGCACCCTTTGGACCAGGAACAGAAAGAACTCCAGAGTTATATCCTCTTGCGTTTGCAGGCTTTTCTGGCCTTGTTCTAGCTATTGTTCCAGTGCCACCTAGCTTTGCCTGGGCAATGAGTGCTCTCTCGTATGCTGCAGCAAGATTTCCTACCGCACTGGCCTCAGACGAGAAGGTCTGGATTAGCTTTGAGTGAACCTGGTCTAGAGATGCAGCTACTGCTGCAGCTTCTAGCTGTTGCTGTGTCATGTACTCTGTCTGAGAACCTAGTGTTCCAGTCTGAGCAGAAGTCTTTTGAAAGATTCCTCTTACAGCAGCGAACCCCTTAATAATGTTTGCAACACCGTTAGCCAATAGACCGAAGGTCATAATTAGCACTGGACCAATACCTGCAACTACAGCAGTTAGACCAACAATAAAAGATTGCGTTCCGTCATCAAGCTTATTAAATTTATCCAGAACCTTTGTTCCAAACTCTAGCAATGGAGTGATCGCCTTTATAAAAGCTTCACCAACTGGAGCTAGTGCAACCTTGATGTCCTCAAGAGCTTTCTTAAATTTGTACATTGGAGAGTCTTCAACACGCTTCAACTCTCGCTCGGATAGGATTGCTAGCTCTTCAGTTGTTGCATTTGCAAGAGTTAGAACTCTTGATGCCTGTGTACCCTCCTGAACAACGTTTTGGAATAGCGTTGATAGACGGGAGAATTGGAACTTACCAAACAGCTGCTCAATGGCACGTGCACGGTTTAGTGGGTCAAGTGTATCTAGTGCCGAAGCGAAGTCAACAACTAGCCCCTTTACGTCACCCTTGTTTGCCTCAACAATCCCCTTAATGTTAATCCCAAACCCACGCATAAACTCTGATGCCTTGTTTGTTGGATTAATCAATGATGCAAGACCAGACTTTAGAGCGTTAGCACCCTCAGAGGCGTTAATTCCACCTTCCTTCATGGCTGTCAGGAAGAATGCTAGGTCCTCTACGTCTCCACCTAGCTGCTGTACAACTGGACCTGCTTTAGGTATGGCAATCGTTAGGTCTTCAATAGATGTTACTGTCTGGTTTTCAACGGAGTTAAGGAAGTCAATCTTTCCTGCTAGATCTTCTGCAGCAATTCCAAATGCATTGGTCAACGAGATGGTTGTTTCCAAAGCTTGCTCTTGCTCTACCCCACCAAGAACGGCTAGACGAGTTGCTTCGTTTACCTGGGCAAGAAGGTCGGCCCCCATCTTACCAGAAGCTGCAGCGTCTGCTGCAAGCTTCATGGTCTTTTCTACAGTAACGCCATACTTTGTAAACTCTTTTGATAGACGCTGAATCTGCTCCACCATCGCATCAGTTTCTTCTGTAGACGTAAATAGCTCGCCATATACACGCTTAAACCTAATTGCCTGCTCTTCAAGCTTCATAAAGGTCTTGCCTGCTATAACTCCAAGATATGCAAGCGGAACCGAGAAACCAACCATGAGCTGACGGCCAGCCCACTGAGTGTTCTTACCAAAGTTTAGAAGATTAGTAGAACCCTGCTTGAGTAGCTGATTAAAGATTTGCTGTTTCTGTGATGCGATTGCCGTTTTAGTGGCTAGATCATCCATATCAAGAGCTAGTGGCCTTACGGCAATTGTCTTGAGTGCACCGTTGGCATCACGGCCTAGCTTGATGTATTGAGTCTGTAGGGTCTTGACACGTTCTCTAGCAACCTTCTCAATTGTACTAAACTCAGAAGAGAATACTTTTCCAAAGCTTCTGGATGAGGCTGCTGCGTACTTGAAGTACTGGCCCATAGAAAGCTTATTTTTTTCTAAGGCTGTTGTGAAGGCTTCTGTTGTGCTTGCAACAGTTCTGGTTGAGGCCGCAAACTGGCCAGTTGCATTGATTGAGTTTACGAGCTGCTGTTGTAGCTGAGCAGCTTTTGCTGCGGCAGTTGCACTGCCTTTAGACATTGAGGTATGGAAGGCTGAGATTTCCCTCTGCAGATTCTTAAGATTCGCCAAAGCAGCAGCGGAATCAATATTAATCCGTATATTAGACTGGACTTCTTCAGCCATCCATTAACACCTCTTTATTTATAGGGTTTGCAAGAGTGGGGTGTCAGTTAGCTTAACTCCCGATGCCTCTTCCACAATCCTGTACACTGTTGGAAGGTCAAGAATGTCTTCTAGTCCTTCAACATCTGCAGCCAGTTCTGGCTTATACTGCTTCATTGCGATAGCGACACATTCCATGAGCAAGCTCATTGATGCCTCGTTGTTATCTGCAACTTTACCGATCTCCTCAAACTTACCCATGAATGAGCGAAGTAGGGAGATCTTAAGTGGTCGCACTTCAATGGTAGTTCCATCTAGAAGTGTAATCGTCTTTTGTTCGTTAACGGTTGTTGCCACTTTTCCTCCTTAATATTGGTTATATAATTATAGCACATGAGGGCTTTTTTTTAGCCTAAATCCTCGTAAGCAAGGCCAAGTCCGATACCAAAACCAGCCTTTGCTGCGTTGGCTCCCTGGAAGGCAAGGATGTCGCTTCCGTTCTCTGCTTTTCCACCAGAGAATACTCGTGCCTTCATCTCTTCCCAGGCATTAGACTCGTTCTTATTCTTTTCAATGTCTACCCCCTGGATGGCCGCAAGAAACTTTTTCTCTTCGTAAGAGTCTTCTCTTTTTGCTGATAGAACTGCAGTTAGCTCTGGCATAGATAGTGATGTTTCCAGCTCTTCAAAGTCTTTCCAAATACCTAACAAGAAGGCTTCAGACTCTAGCTTTGCTAGGTCAAAGGTATCCCACGATGACTCAGAGTTTTCTGCTTTTTTGCTTACTGGCTCTTCTGGAGAATTCTTCGCCATCTTGACTCCTGCTGCCACCTCAAGAATTTCGTATATCATTGGTAGGCTGACGAGATCTTCCACCTCTTCTAGCGTCTTTACTTCTGGTCTATACTGGGGCATCATGTGAAATACGCAGATTAGCAAATGGTAAATTGAGTCTACGTCATTCGTTGCCTTCTTTACCTCCTCAAAATCATCCATAAATCTTCTAAGATATTTTATCTTTAGTGGTGTTATGTAAAGTTCTGATTCGTCTAATAAGGTTATAATTCTTGATTCATATACTGTAGTTGCCATTTGTATATTGTACCAAAAAAAAGACTGCCCACTCTCTATAAAAGAAAGTGAGCAGTCTAACTGTATTAAGTTATAACCAACTACTAGGAAGCAGCAGGGATGGTGCGGTCAACGATCTTACCGTAAGCAGCTGCGTCGTTTGGAAGCAGACGGAACGATACTTCGAACATTGTTGCCTCGTCACGCTTTGCACCTACTGTAACGCTCTCAATGGAGAGTGCACGGTAAGCAACGTATACACGTTCCTTCTGTAGGTCTGGAGCACAGTCACCTGTACCTGGACCTACTGCAACAAGACCACGCTCTACTGGACATTCACCGATGTCACCAGCAGATAGGTTTAGAGTGCTTGACCCTGCACCGATACCAGTACCAGTAGCAGAAGTTAGATCGCTATCCTTTGCAGCAAGTGCAAAGAGCAAGTTCTCTAGTGTAGCCTCTGCGAAAGTAGTGTTTAGGTTGACAGTCATGCCCTGCTTGTAAAGCTTAGCAACGTCTAGCAACTGGTCAACAGCTACCTCACCAAAGTCAGGCTGGAACTGTAGTTCCAGACCATTCATGGTGTAACCTACGTTACGGAACCCTGCATCGTCGGTTAGTGTGTCTCTGTAGGAGTCACCAGCAACGTATCCAGGTAGTAGGTCATCGGTCAATTCGCCATCTTCGTATGTGAAGAGAGCGGCAGCACCAACGATAATGTTGGCGTTAGAACCTCTTGAATATGCCATAATTTTTCACCTCATTCTTTTTATGGAGTTTGAAGCGTTTGTTTCCTCATGCTAATTATAGCATCTTTTTTAAACTATTTGAGTATTGTTGTACAAGCCGTTTGAACTGTATCCAGGAGCATGATAGTCATAGTCAATGATAACCTTGTTACCAGCAAAGGTTCTAGCTGTTCCAAAGTCAACAATGTCTCTGGTCTCTTCTAGCTGGTATACCTTTATGTCGTGGAAATATACTGGCGTAAAGATCTCACCATCAAACTCTACTTCTCCACTTGGATTTACCTTTGATGCAATCCAGGCGTTAAGATCCTCTGCAGATTCGTCACCACGATCTAGTAGGTCTTGAACTGCTTGTGTTGTGTATACTAGTCCAGAAATGTCTCCAGCGACCTTATAGAAGTAGTACAGAACCTGTTCGCTCTTGATGTGTGGAAATGGCTTCCTTCTCATTTTGAACATTCTATCGTATACCGAAAAAACATCGTTTGCAGCTTCTGGAAATGTTTCTGTCAAAGCCTCTATGTCCGTTGGCATGGTTGGAAAAAATCTAAGTGAATTTGAGAAGTACTCTGGTAGTGATGGAGATATCTTCTCAGAGAGATACTTGTTAATAAAGATAGGTGGAAATGTCTTTGCCATTATAGTCCTCCTAATCCTGCGTTAACGATCCATCTGTAGCCTGTTGAGATGCCCTTGCTTCTACCGCCAGTTCTTCCAGCTCTAAAATTCTTTTTGTATAGCTCTGGTCGCTCCAGATAATTCATTATACCAGATGCCATCAAAAATGACTGTCTAAAGTATAGCTCAAAGAATGAGTCAAATGTTCTTTCAAACGAGCCTACAACTTCCTGTCCTCCAGGATTCTGAACAGTAACTGGTCCTGCAGTAAAGACTTCCTTGCCAGATTCGTCAGTGAACGCCAAGGCCTGGGCCTTCTTTACAGAAATTGTTACAGAAATCCCATTCTCCATCATTCGTGCCTTATCATAAAATGGCACATAGGATCCGTCTTTTACTGATGAAGATTGTCTAAATGATGACTTGATTGACAGCCCCAGATTGCTAACCGTGCATGATAGATCAAACAGTCTGGCCTCTGGGCTTCCAACCTGCATCCATTCATACACGTGGTGAAGGGCTGACGGGTTTACTCTTGCGTTTGAGTCTATATACTCTTTTAGCATTTCTATGGTTTTTATACCCACAGACTCTAAAAACTTTTGCTTTCCTCTTTCAGCACCCTCTAAGAATCCAACAGAGTATTTAACTAAATTTGTTAGATCTCTGTTAAGCTTTTTAGAGTTTATTGAGACGATCACAGATCTACCGCCTGATTCTCCGATCTTCTCAAAACAAGCTTAAAGTATTCTGTCTTTCCAAATGGGCCAACGATAGGCTCATTTGTTGCAACCTCAAACAGGGTTGCCTTATTGTTTCTAACACCAGAGGTTTCGTTATATATGCTATTGCCAGACTTATCTCTAATGTTTGTTATCAGGACGTTTGTAATTGCGTTGTTGGCCTCTGTTGCAGATACCCGAATATCTGAACGTACTCTACCGACAAGGATTACCTCTCTTGTAATGTTTACGTTTGGCTTAACGTCTTCTGCCATAGCTGAGCCAGCTGGTGCCAGACTGCAGGCAATGCTTCTGTCAAGAACCCACTGCTTTTTTACTGAACCGAGTGCATCCTGCTTTACTATTGGGTAGTAGACATCTGCAAGCAGTGGATAAATAAAATCAGTGGTCTCGCATTTTGGCATTAAAGGACTCCGACTCTTGTAATAGACTTCCTGTATTTCTCCAGGATCTTGTCTACCAGGATGTTACCTGTTCCTTCCAAAACCTTTTTATCAAACTGAATTCTGTACTGATCTGTATTATAAGATGTAACGTATCTCTGGAAGTAGTCTAGTCTTCCACACTTTAGATCGTCAACCAGCATTTCTGTAGCATCTACCACTGAAGATGGCAAAGTCTTATAACCTGTATCCAATACAAAAGCAAAATCGTTACCAGTTCTAAAGGTAGCTCTTGTTGGCGACAAATCTATGTAGTCTGTTGGAGACACTGGGACACTAGGTACCCTGGCATCAATGACGTTGTTTACACCAGCTACTACCTTGTAAATAGCTGACTTGTCTTTTGTAAGTGCAAACACAAATGGGTTTTCTTCTGCATCTACATCATACACAAGCTCATTATTTTCATAAACCTTAAGAACTCTGTTTACGTCTTTCCAAACTGGCATTAGGTCAAGTCCGTTGCCAGTTACTTCATAGATAACCTTTTTGTTATAAAAGTCTATGTTGTCTAGGAATGAATCTACGATTGCCCTAGATAGTCTTTCTAGCTTTCTTACCTCTGCTATTTCTGTTGCTGTCTCTGCAACTGCATACGGGTCAAGATACGGCCTGACCACCTCATAACTTTCGGAAAATATGACATCTCCATCAAGTAGCAGTTCTACCTCGTATGAGTTGTCAAAGTTCTTGTCAAGATGGAAAGTAAGCGATTCTCCTCCAGCTGTGACGAGTTCTTGCTCTGAAATAGAGAAGTCGCTGAGGTCTGTAATAGACAAAACATGATCAGATTCTGTGTGGTCACCTGGGACCCGAATTGTTACTTCTATCCCATCTGATGTGATGTTCTCAGCGACTCTCAATATTTCCATTTTATAGACCGAATTCCTTTGCTACCTCTTCTGGAGTTGCAACACGGATATGACTTCTGGTTGCCCAAAGGTCTGCCTCTTCTTGGGTAACAATGTTGTAGCCTCTGTAAACCTTTCCTACGCCATTCCAGGTCACATTCTTTGTAGAGAACACTGCGACAATCTTGTCTTCGTCCTTCTTCTTTGATGTCTTTGGCTTTGATGGCTTTGGCTCTGCTTTTGCAGAAACCTGTTCCTCGGCTACTGGCTCTTCTGTAATTTCTTCAACAATAGACTCTACGTCTGTAGCATTTTCTAGCTGATCTACGCTCTCCTGGTACTTGTTTACAAGTTCTTTAATGGCTGCCTGAGATTCTTCGCTAAGTTTTGGGATTACTGGCTCGCCGTCTTGCAATCTTGCAAGAATTGGTGTGCCACCTTCTTCGTTATTTAGTTCATTTGACATAATGACCTCCTAAATTAATTATATCAGATATAAAAAATAAAGAGGGGCCAGGCAAATGCCCAGCCCCTCCTGCTTAAAGGATAACTAGATTAGCTGTCCGAACCTGCATCAGCAAATGCGACTGCGTCCTCTTCCTCCCACTGAATACCGAAACGTACGAATACGGTGTACTCAATGGTGTCCTTCTTTGGCTTGTACTCACGGTTTACGGTGATGTCACGCTGGAATCCCCAAATACGGTTCTGAGGGAATGTCAAGTCGACATAGCCTTCAGGGTAGTAAGGAACTTCCTGCACGTCAACGCCTAGAACACGGGTAGTGCGAGCACCACCGAATGTCTGGCCGTTACCGTCTAGGTAAGCCTGGCGGTTAGCAGGTGTACCTGCTGCACCAGTGAATGCCTCTGCAATAGCGTCAGCAAGGGTACCGTTGTGCTTGATGATTCCCTGGAATGCGTCAGTACCAGCGTAGAACTTAAGGTTGTTCTTAAGTGCACGGTACTTACGTGGCATAGCCAAGATGATGTCCTGCATAACGTCTGGAGTCCATGCGTTGTCAGCAACTGTTACTACTGACTCGTGGGCATCTCCATTTGTGGTTACCTTGTTAACAAAGCCCTGCATGATTCCAAGGAATGCACCATCGCCACTGTCGCCAGTACCGTTGATTGCTAGATCCTCAATGTCATTTGCAAATGCATTTGTCATTAGACGTACTAGGTGGTCCTCTAGAGCACCACCCTCAATACCGTCTTCAAGTGCTTCAGCAGAAACTTCCCAGTCTAGACGAATCTTCTTGGTTGTAAGCTCTACCTTTGTGAAGGATGCACCAGCGTTGGTGTAGTCACCATTTGCCTGTGCAGCTGCACGGATTACACGCTCTCCCACGTTAACCTTTTCAAGTTCCATGGTGTTTGCTCGCATGGTCACACGACGACCATCCTTGGCGAGAACTGTGGCATCCCACACGTAGTCAATAAAACGACGTGCTTGCTCTGGGCGTAGGATACCGCTACCTGCCTCACCAGAAGGGTTGATTGCGTTTGGACCAGTTGTTAGTCCGTTTAGTGCTGTTGGAATGTTTCCGATGGCACCTGCAGTTGCATAGTTGCCTGGAACATTGTTACCAGCCTCTGAACCTGATGCAAAAGCTCCTTCTCCATTGTATAGACCAGAGTCGTTGCCTGCTGAATCAGGGTTGTTTTTCTTAATATCTTCCGACATATTGTTCACCTCCTAAGTGATTTTTTTTATCTAAATAGATCGGCAGTTTTGAGGAAACGTCCGCCCCATAGGGATTTCTGAACCTGTTCTGGTTCAGTTTCCTGTACGATCTCGCCAAGATCGCCAGACTTACGGAAAGCTGTGTCTGCCTCTACGGCGTCTACCCTCTTTCCAAACTCATTAAACATGTCCTTGCTTGCAGTTACCTCATTCTTTACTGCAGCAAGAGACTTGTGTAGCTCTGCAATTTGTTCGGCTTGTGCCTGAACAACTGCGGTTAGGTCGCTAAAGGCTTTTGTAACGGTGTCCTTGATATCTGCAACAGCAGTCTCAAGTGCCTCGTCTGACTTAGATACGTCCTCAGTCACAGCGTCAGACTTCTCTGTCATTTCGTCCTTGTCAGAATCTTCCGATTCCTCCAAAACCTCAGTTCCAGGAACGTCATCTTCGTCAGCATCTGCTGACTTCTCAACATCAGCTGCTACAACCTCGGTTGCCTCTGCTGGTGCATCTACTGCTTCTTCTACTGGTGCATCTGCCTCTGGAGCGACCTGTGATTCTTCAACTGTAGTTTCTTCAACAACTGCCTCTTCAGCAGTAGCCTCAACTACCTCATTTGTTGTGTCAGTCATAGGACTTACCTCCTTGTTAATCTTAGATGTATTAATGCCTTTAGCACTATCAACTAAGAACTTTATCATGTTTGTTTTTTCGTTATCGTTCTTTTCAACGAAACCTATGTTTTGCATTGGGTTACCAGTAGTTGGGCTTAGCTCTGAATCATTTTCAGAGATCTTCACAACTCCAGACTCTGGGTCCCAGAACACATTCTCAATCTCAACATTTAGGGCATCTCCCTTTAGCACATCAACTCCGTCTACCTTCTGAACAGATAGAATGTTTGCAAACTGGTTAGCTGGCGTATCAACCAAAGATAACTCTAGCAGGTCATACTCTTTTATAATTCTAATCTGAGAGCTTGTTCTGTCGTCATAAGCATCTTCGTACTTGTTCATTCGGCCACCAATTGAGAAGCCAGAAAGAGTGCCATCTAGAACCTTTTCCCAAGTGTCCTGTGCACCCTTTGAGACATATGCAGAAACGTAAACGCCAGAATAAAACTTCTTTGTTTCTGGGTCAAAGTACTTATCCTCTTTGAAGGACACCATCTTTCCCACTGCCACTGGTTGGTGCATTTCACGAATATTACCCTTGAACTTTGAAAAAGCCTTTACAGATGCCTCTGCGGTTACGATATCTTTTTGACGATCAACGTTGTCTAGGGTTGCGAATCCAGAAACAATTCTTCGCTCTTTGTCCACCTTGCTGAACGGCATTGATAGACGGACATTCTCACCCTCGGTGTCCCACTGAACCTTTGAAATAGTCATAACTTTAATTA